CTTCAGGGTGTGTTGTGCATTGAAGTCGTCGTAATCGAGCATCATGAAGAACTCGCCCTCATGATCACGCCTGACCTTCTTTGCCATCCCACTCTGGCCCATGCTGCCGGGGTCCAATAGCACCCGCTTGCCGCGCCATGCACGCTCTACCGGCCGTAATAGGTGCTCAAAGCACATATAACTTACAGTATCGCATGCAAGTAGCAGACGTGTCTTCCCATGTTCAAGCTTCTCGCTTGAACTCACAAAGACATCGCCGTCCCAGAAATCCAGTGGGTTCTCACGCCACTGTTCTGCTGCTACACGCCTGTGTATCTGTCCCGGGAAGTCAACAGCCCACCGTGGATCGTGCTTCTGCACCATCCGGCTGTGCCCTCCGTTGACACACCAGGCCCACCTTCCGTGCCAGAAGTCATCCTTGTCCATGACATCGACCCGGTCAGTAGCTAGCTCCTCAGTGATTAGTGCACGTACTGTGGCACGTAACACATCATCATCGAAAAGCTGCGGTGCTTTCCTCTTTCCAGCATCACCGACCCGGGCTTCGACTTCAGCCCGCATGTCAATAGGGGCTACACCACGTCCGAGCATTGTGTTCATTTCACAAACCAATGCCCCCTTGTGTGTCGCGTTAAGGCCTAGCCCTTTTACGACTGTTGTAATCCCTTTTGCGCTCTTCGTGTCCCTAAGACAGCGTAGCGCAAATGATGCTGCTCCTTTTACACGTCCAATGCACACTGCACCGTACAATGCAACTGCTGCGGCCTGGTCGTTGAAGAGTCCGCCCATGTGCGGAAGTATCTTCATGAACTCATTCGCTGCAGGTGCGTTGAACGCTGCAATGTCGCGCAGGACGTGCTGTAGCTTTAGGTTTGTCTTAACCTCTGCTACACTGAAACCCTTGAACGGGAAGAGCTCGCTAGCCCTATCCGCTACAATGGCTGGTGTCGTCACACCCCTGATCCTTGCAAGCCATGCCACGTCTGGCTCGGCTTGTAGTGGCAATGTACCATTCGCGGTGATCCAGTCCACTATACCTGGATTAAGGTGCTGTTGCACCGTCACACGCGAGGCGAGAACGCTAACAGCCGCTACACTCAACTCGCCTTGAGTGGCGCGGGTATCACGAATAAAGGCATTCTGCTCAACTAGGCTCCGTGATTCGAACCCATTTGGCAGCTCGGGCAGATGCTCGAGGAGCGCGGCGCCTATTTGCCCTAGCTCGCTGGCGCGCTCGCCAACGATACTAGGGTATGACGCCGTCATGTGGCCTCAGGGGCGGCCCCCGGCCTAGCTAGAGTGCTAGGCTCGGCGGGCGGCCCCTCTGTGGCCTGCTCATGCGATGTTGCACCTGCCTGCTGATCAGGCACTGCAACTTGGCTGATGGCGATCTGTCGTGTCGCCCCGCCCTGGGGTCGTGGCCGCATTGGTTCCATAACTGTCACCTTTGCAGCTGGTGTCCCCTGGCGTTGTGTTCCCTGCCCTGGTATGCGCGGGACGACTTCTGCTGTCGCCAGCGTAACACCCGCACTCGTCTCCGGTGAAAACATCGGA